ATTGGTATGATTTTGGTGCAGATGGTAATCCTTGGACAATGGAAGCATTTGTCAGATTTGATACTGTAAGTATTACTCAAAAATTATTTTGGCAAGATAATACTTTTATTGGAATTGAATATTTAACAGGAAGTGGTATCAAGGTCAGATTAAATAATGGTGGCATCAATTTTACTGCTTCTTGGAGTCCTTCTATAAATACTTGGTATCACATAGCAGTAGTAAGACAGACAAATAACACAACCACAGTGTATATTGATGGGACTTCAATCGGTAGTGGAACAATCTCTGGTGGAAGTAGTTCGCAACATAAGGTTGAAATTGGTGCCTATTCACCCTCAAATGATGAATTTGATGGTTATATGGATGAAATTAGAATATCCTCGGTGGCTAGGTTTACTTCATCATTTACACCCACAACAACAGAATATACAGCAGATGGGGATACTTTAGCTTTGATTCATTCAAATACTACAAATGGTTCAACTGTATTTAAAAATGATGTCGGTTTAGGAAATGACAGTTCTGGTAATCAAAATAATTTTCAAACATCAGGGCTTGCCATACACGACCAAGTTCTTGATTCGCCTACAAACAATTTTCCAACTTTAAATCCATTAAATAAATATGGTAGTAATGTGTCTCTATCAGATGGTAATTTAACATCAACAGTTAGCTCAAGCAGTAATGATAGAGGAGCAAAAGCAACCCAAGCTGTTGCATCAGGTAAATGGTATTTTGAGGTGTATTTTAGTGCATCCAATGCTGATAATAATGGTGCAGTAGCCATTAGTGATTCTTCTAATTA